CACAGACTACTGCAGCTACAGGCCGCTTCAGTGGGCGTAACCCTAACATGCAGAACATGCCACGAGGTAACACATTCCCTATCAAGAAAGTATTTGTGTCACGCTTCGATGGTGGCTACGTAATGGAGGCAGACTTTGCACAACTTGAGTTCCGCACGGCTGCGTTCCTTGCGCAGGACAAGACAGCAATGGAAGAGATCGCTACAGGGTTCGACGTACACAGCTACACCGCCAAGGTTATCACTGATGCTGGTCAGCCAACGACACGCCAGGAAGCTAAGGAACACACCTTCGCACCCCTCTTTGGCGCAACTGGTTTTGGAAGACCCAAAGCTGTGGCTGCGTACTACGAACACTTCACACAGAAGTACACAGGTGTAGCCAAGTGGCACAAGAAGTTAGCCAAGGAAGCAGTCAACCTACTAAAGATTACTAACGTAAGTGGTAGGCAGTATGCATTCCCTGACTGCCACCGTAGAGAGAATGGTAGCGTGAGTCACATGACTAACATCAAGAACTATCCAGTGCAGGGGTTTGCTACTGGTGATGTTGTGCCTGTCGTATTGATGGAGATTGAGGAGAGGCTGCAGCCTTTGAAGTCTTGCCTAGTCAATACCGTACATGACTCAGCTGTTATAGATATTCACCCAGACGAGAAGGAGTATGTAATTGCAATGATAAATACACTCAACGATGATCTCAATCGTATCATCGAAGAAGCCTACGGAGTAGAGATGAATGTGCCTCTGTTATTAGAAGCAAAGATAGGTCCGAATTGGCTTGACACTAAGGACGTTTAGTGTTATAACTACGACTCTTTGAAACTGTGTAAATGTGAAAGGATACACAATGAGTAATACACAAATCACTTTGGCAACTGATGGTAAGTCTATCGCAGAGATGATGGGCTTGGCTGAGAACTCAAGTGGTAAGCGTTCAATGCTGCCTCGCTTCAGTCAGATCCATAGTCCAATCAAAGGCCAGATCGAAGTCAACGGCAAGACAGTTAAAGTCGATGCTGTTCCTGCAGGTTCGTACAAACTAACTCAGTCAGACGACAAGGTAGTGTACGCTACAAACCCTAAGATCCGCATCTTCGCCCAGCGCCAGCAGTGGACACGGTGGGACTCTCAAGCTAACGAGATGATCAAGACTGTCCTGGTTAACAACTTGAATGGTGACTTGAAAGACAATGCAGGAGGGTTCAACGCAGGCCGACCATCAGGTTATGTTGAAGACTTCAAGTCTCTACCTAAGGAGACACAGGAGTTGATGCGTAGCACTAAGCGCACTAAGGTAGTGTTTGGTACTGTCATTATGGAAGGTGCTATGGATGAGCAAGGTAATCCTATTGAGGATGCAGCTTTGACTAGTCAAGAGATTCCATTTGTTATGGACGTTAAGAGCCGTGGCTCAATCAAGGCTATTGATGATTCACTTAAGGCAATCTCTCGCAAGAACGCACTGCCTATCCAGTACCATATGACGATGGGTGCAGAGCTACACGAGATGCCTAACGGTAGTGAGTACGCTACGTTCACTCTTGAGTTAGCCGACAAGCATGAACTGGATGAGTCAGACAAAGATATCTTGGACAGCTTTATGGACTGGATCGCAGGCATGAATGGTTACATCAATGACCTACATGAAGAGCGTAGTGGTGGTACTATGTCAGCTAAGGCTGAGGCTGTTATCAATGATATCGTAGACGTTGAGGTTGCAGCAGAATGAACCACACAGCTGAGCTAGCCTTACACACATTCCTACAAAAAGCGCTTGCAGGTGAGACTACAGTTGATGAAGCTGTGATTGAGCAGGTAGGTAAAGACGTAGCGGATGCAGTACGTAAGCAGTTCAGCAGCGGTCCACGTGACAAGTTTAAACTACGGATGTCCAACCTTGGGCGTCCGACTTGTCAGTTGTGGTTCGAGAAGAATGACCCTGAGGATAAGACACCATTCCCTCCACAGTTCCTAGTTAATATGATGCTAGGCGATATTGTTGAGGCGGTATTCAAAGGGCTTCTTCGTGCTGCTGATGTAGAGTTTACGGATAACGAAAAGGTTGTACTCACTTTGTCTGATGGCACAGAGATCAGTGGTGAGTACGACATGGTTCTTGATGGTAAGGTAGATGACGTTAAGTCTGCGTCACCTTGGTCTTACCAGAATAAGTTCAAGGACTTTGAGACCTTAGCTAAAGGTGATAGCTTTGGTTATGTAAGCCAGTTAGTTGGTTACGCTAAAGCTGCAGACAAAGAAGTCGGTGGTTGGTGGGTAGTCAACAAAGCTAATGGGGAGTTCAAATATGTTGACGCTTCTGGTGCTGATGTCGATGCGGAACTACATAAGATCGAAGAGACAGTCGAGTACATACAATCAGACAAACCGTTTGAGCGTTGCTTTGAGGCTATCCCTGAGACATACTTCAAGAAACCCAGTGGTAACTTGAAGCTGAACGCAACGTGTGGCTTCTGTGCTTACAAACATAAGTGTTGGCCTAACCTACAGACACTACCCTCTCGTGTGTCTAAGGCGGCTGATAAACCGATGATCGACTACGTATTCATAGGAGATGAAAGTGCCAGCGAAGAGACATAACTCTCGTAGATATCGTAGCGGCTTAGAAAAGACTGTAGCTGAGTTCTTGAAAGTTAATCAAAAGAGATTACGTTATGAGGACTTAAAGATTGAGTGGAAGGATCTCAGGTACAGGACTTACACACCAGACTTTGTGTTAGATAATGGCATCGTAATTGAAACCAAGGGCATCTTCGATAACGAAGACAGACGTAAGCATATAGCTGTACGAGAACAACACCCTGAGTTAGATATACGGTTTGTCTTCAGTAACGCTAACGCTAAGTTATACAAAGGAGCTAAGTCTACTTATGCTGCTTGGTGTGAGAAGCATGGCTTCTTGTACTCGCACAGGACTATACCTCTTGAGTGGCTGCAAGAAGAAGGTACACCACTCAAGACTAGCTTGATAGAACTTAAGGAGGAAAAGCATGGGTGAGATAGGCAAAGACGAGTTCGCAGTAGTACTCAAGCCAACAGGATTAGTTGACGGACAATACACTACTGTGTCTGTCTACTTGATGGCACACGACGATAGCACACTAGATGAGAGCAACTTCAATCGGTTGTTTCATGCGGGTAGTTTGATGGCTACGTTCCTTGAACTTGTAGAAGAGCACCCAGCGCTTATGCGATTAGCTGTAGAGAAGAGGGATGAGATAGCACAATCAGACTTCTTAGACACAGACATGCTAACACCTTTCAGTAAAACTTATGGGAGTGCCTGACCGTGAATAAAAAGTTTAGTGTAACTTTTGTTCTAGAAGTAGATGAGGACAACAACATACTGTCCTCTTTAGAAGAAGCACATGTTGATGATGTGTTTGATTTAGTAAAGGATATCTTCTACGATGTGGATGATGTCGAAGTAGATAACTTAAATGTTAAGGAGAGACTATGAGTACATTAAGTGACGGTGACTTAGAAGCCTGGGAATACTACAGTGAGACATATAGCAAGAAAGAGATGGGTTTAAATGCGTACCAAAAAGCAGCAGCCAGGACAGCAATTTACAAAGCCGAGCATTCTATTCTGTATCCTGCGTTGGGCTTGGCAGGTGAAGCAGGGGAAGTCGCAAACAAAGTAAAGAAGATGCTGCGTGATGGTAACTTTGACCGTCAAGCTATTGCAGCTGAAGTAGGTGACGTGTTGTGGTACATTGCAGCACTATCACGAGATTTAAACTTAGAGATGCATGACCTTGCTATGAAAAATTTAGAGAAGTTATACGGACGCAAGGCACGAGGAACACTACAAGGATCAGGAGACAAAAGATAATGGGATCTAACTTTTTACCTACAGACTACCAGTCATTCATTCACAAGTCACGCTACGCTAAGTACTTCGATGGTTACGGACGTGAGTCTTGGGATGACACAGTAGCACGTTACGCTACCAATGTAATCGCTGACAAGGTTGACGCAGAGACACGCTTCGAGATTGAGCAAGCTATCCTTGGCCTAGAGATCATGCCATCTATGAGAGCTATGATGACTGCAGGTCCAGCACTAGATCGTGATAACACAGCAGGGTACAACTGTTCATATCTCCCCGTAGATGACCCTAAGAGCTTCGACGAAGCGATGTACATCCTCCTCTGCGGTACTGGTGTCGGCTTCTCTGTTGAACGACAGTACGTATCTAAGCTTCCCGAAGTGCCTGTCCTCTATGACAGTGACACTACCGTTGTCGTTAAAGATAGTAAGGAAGGGTGGGCTAAG